AGGAAGATGGCAGTGATAAACGCCAGAACTAAAGCGATGACAAAAAGACCCATGAGAACCTTTGCGATAGCTATCAAAATAACCATTTTCTAATTCCTCCTATGATACAAATAGATCGGGTGGCATAGCCTTATCATCAATGTAGTAGTCAGCGCCGATTTTACGCGGGTTGGTGCCGTATGCCCGTTTTAATTCCTCGGTGTTGTCGTTCACAGCGTCAAATTCCAGCCCGTAACAGCGGCAAAACTCCACCGCGCGGGTCAGCATCTCGCCCTCCCGGCACGTCCACAGGATAATCTTTGCACCGAGGCGGCGGCGAGATATGAGTTTGTCGATCAGGGGCAAATTGGGTGCGCCGATTTCAGGGTAGGCGTTTTCGCAGAGGGTGCCGTCAAAGTCAACGGCGTATGTGGTCGGATGGCTCATTTCAGTTTTTGCTCCTCCATGTATGCCGCCCATTGGCGGTCTTTTTCGGCTTTCATCGACTTATCCATCGCGGTCATCATGCGGCGCACGACCTCAGCGGCGATTTGCGGCTTTTTAGAACCCTCGGCGATGTCCGGGCTGTCAGCCGTCCAGCGGGCGGTCACGACGACGCTGGGCACCGCCCCGGCGTAGTAGAAACAGGCATCCACAGCGTCACAGTAGAGGTAGGAACGGATGCGCGGGGTGGCGCGGGTACTGCCGAGCATCGTCATGCCACGCTCGGCAAGGGTCTGAGGGGTAGAGGTAACGATGCGATCATTGATGTGGGCATCATGCGCCGCCTCGCGCAGACAGCGCTCCCGGATTTCATCGGTGATTTTCAAGTGCATCATGGCGGCGCACCTCAAAAGCCAATCATGGCGCGGTACAGGTTGGCGGCGGCAGTCTTGGCCTTGCACTCGCGCAGGGCATCCATTTCACCCAGAGCGAGAGAACCCGCCTGCATGAGCAGGGCAACAGCGTCAGTGCGGTCAACGGTGTGCAGATGCCTGTGTTTCTCACTCGGTACAGAAAAAGAGTATTTCTCCGGGCCACGACTGTATGCGAGGCGCTGCGCCCCGGCAATCATGGCCGTACCGGCCTGCCGATACACGGCCAGTTCACGGGCCATATCGGCTACGACATTGAGGTTTTTCAAATCCTCGGCGCTTTCATTGCACCACAAGACATCCTCAACTGTACCGGTCTTTTCGTTGTAGATGATGGAGTATTTACTGTCCCGAATGTCAATCCTCATGGTTGCTCACCTCCCAGAGCTTTTCGTCGTGTAGCCGTTCATTCCACCGCCGATGCTTTGCGGCCATCGTCCTGCCGACCTCGGCGGGGTCGTGCAGTGCAGCGGGTAAAACGCTGATACACAATTCCACATCCGCGATTTCCTCTTGCAGATTGGCAACACAATCCGCATGGGATTTCGGCGTGGGGGTTCTCGTTGCGTATCTTGCGGGCCATCTTGAGCGCGGCCTGCGCCAGTTCAGCCGATTCCTCGGCAAGTTGTTCCAGCAGTGCCGCCGTGCCGATCATTTCCAAAACATCATCGGGCATCGTCTGTACCTCCCACAATGTCAGCTAGATTGATAATCTCGCCGGGACGCAGATTATTAAAAGCCCCTGTCGGCAGCGGAATGGCGCGCTGTCCCTCGCCCTTAAAATAGCGGTGATTCGGATTAGGTTTCGCCTCAATAGGCCAGACGATAGTTTTTGCAAACGGCATCATGGCCTTTGCAAGCGCGATGTCCTGCGCCGTCCAGAAAGAGGGTAGCACCCAACCGATAGGGGCGCGCCCATCATTGATACGACAGGACTGCCCCTCCTCGCCAATGTCAAAAATGCAGTTGACGCACCCAATGCACTCGTCACAGTATCTGGACAGATAGTCCGCCGCGCGGCGGGCATCAGCAGAGTTTGTCGTCCGTTCCATGCTTTACTCCTCCTTTGCCATCAAATCCTTACCGCACAGCGGGCAGATTTTGCCGTCCACCTTGATACCGCACACGGGGCAGCGCAGGCGCACGTTGGTGTTGATTTCGTGGCTGTCAGCCTCGCTGGCCGCGCCCTCAAGGTTTTTCACAGCCTGCGCATAGTAGCTGTCTTTCAGTTCAATGCCCAGCCCACGACGGCCCATGAGAACAGCCTGATAGGGTACAGAACCGATGCCCGCGAACGGGTCAAGCACGATGTCTCCGGGATTCGTCCACAGGTCGATGCACCGCTCGATAACGTCCAACTGCAACGGGCAGATGTGCTTTTCGTCTTTTTCATCGCGGGCGCTTTTGCGCTGCAAGGTGTTGGACTGCCGCACATCCATCCAGACGGGCGAGGCGTATTTCTGCCAAACATCCACCGGGAAAGAATCATGGTCGTGGGGGATAGGTTCAGGGTTTTCACCCGGCTTGCGGAATGTCACCACATAATCCGGCAGGCCCTGCCTCGACATCGCAGAATCCTTGCGGATCTGCTTGTGTAGCAAGCCGAGGGCTTTCGTGCGCTGCATCTCCGTAACAGGGTTTTTCCAGATGCACACCTCCGAATGGAAGATGAATCCGTACTCGGTCATCTCGCGGATAATGTCACCGCGAAAATCCTTGATGCCGATAAAGCCGTCACGGGATTTCATGGCGGGCAGATTCATGCAGTGGATGGATACCAGCCGCCCCGGCATGATGACCCGGTACAGCTCCGCCACGAGGTAGCCGAAGTGCTGTGCAAACTCCGCACCATCGCTGCTGTTACCCATGTCCCGGTCACTGTTGGAGTAGGTATACAGGCTGGCGAAAGGCGGGGAAAAGATGGAGTAGTGGACGCTGTTATCGGGGATGCCGCGCAGGGTTTCTACGCAATCCCCCTGATACATTGCCCAGCGCTGTGCGCTGTCGATCAACTGGTTAAGCACATTCATGTCTAAATTCCTCCCATGCAGGCAGTGTCATAGTCGTTTGCGGTTCATAGGGCGTTGTCAGGCGGCAGGTGCTTTGCAGCTGCTTCTTGACAATTTCGCGGGTCTGTTCGCCCATCGCCGCCCGCATCTTATCGCAATCGGCCTGCTTACGCTCAATATTGGCCTTGACCGCGCCCTCGCGGGCACTGATAACGATGTACACATCCACCGGCTCAGACTGCCCAAAACGCCAGCAGCGCCGCACGGCCTGATAATATTGCTCATAACTGTCGGACAGACCGACAAAAATCATCTTGTGGCAGTTCTGCCAGTTCATGCCGAATCCGGCGATAGAGGGCTTTGTGACAAGCGCCCGGCTAAAACCCATTGAAAAACTAAGCAGGCGAGAGCTTTTCATCGATGCCTTATCGCTGCCCTTGACCTCTACCGCATCGGGGATGCCGTGCGCCAGTGCTTCACTCTCCGAATTGAGGTCGCACCACACGAGCCACTGTTCGCCGGGGTCGCCATTCACCAGATCGGCCGCCGCTTGGCATCGTTCTGCGAGTGTAGCCCGTCTGGCCTCGCGCCGTTGCGTCAGCGTCATGCTCTCGGTAATCGGTGCATCTCCGTCCACGATGACCTCATGCACCCTCAACGGCGGGAGGTCGTACCCCGGCAGGTCATAGCCGAGGTCTGCGGGACTGTTCATAACCACAGCCCAACTACCCAGCCATTGCCAGAAAACATCCTCAGCGTGACCTTTGAGCCGCCATTTGGAGGTCTGCCCGCCATCATGGACAAAGAACATGGACAGCATCTCAGAGTAGGACATGATGCCCAAAAATTCCGCGTGATTGCCAAGCTCCATAAAGTCATTGGGCGCGGGGGTAGCGGTGCAGGCCAGCCTGAACGGCGTATCCGAGAAAAAGTCGATGATCTGATTGCGCACCTTGCCCGTAAAGGATTTCAGGATGCTGGATTCATCCAGCACTACGGCAGAGAAATGCACCCCGGCGAATTTGTCCAATTTTTCATAGTTGGTAATGTTCACACCGGGCTGAATATCGTCGGCGGTTTCGCAGAGGGTGACGGGCACTCCGAATTTCAAGCCTTCGCCCACGGTCTGAGGGGAAACGGTAAGCGGCGCCACAATGAGGGCATTTCCACCTGTATGCACACACACCCGATGCGCCCATTCAAGCTGCATCGCGGTCTTGCCAAGGCCGCAATCGGCAAAAATAGCGGCGCGGCCCTTTGCCAGCGCCCACCGCACGATGTCTTTTTGAAAGTCGTACAGCTTGTCGTTGAGATCGTTCACGGTCAGAACGATGCTGTCGGTATGTACTGCCCGCTCCGACTTGTGAACAACGAAATCAGAATAATTTTCCATCCTCTACCTCCGGGAACCATTTCTTCGTAACCGCGATGGGAAACTCCTCAATCTCCGAGGCCCAAACGCATAACTCTTTGCGCCCAG